GGACTACCTCTTCTCTAGCCTGTAATCCTATATGTTCAACTATATGCCCTTGTAAAATTGCCATTGTAGGGGGATTATTTTTAACTAAATAGGAAGACATAAAAGCTCTATGAGCATCTATGTGTGCCATTTGATTTTGATTTCTAAATGCAATTAACGGAACTCCTTTTAAAGAGTTAGCATTTTCCACAGAAGGATCTAAAGGTTGTGGTTGTTCAGGCGCAGGTAAAATAACATCAATATCTTTTACTCCTAGTGCTTGATACATTCTTCTGTAAGCTTCATACATATTATGAGATTGAGGATCAGCTTGTGCTAATTGTAATTGAGTTTGTGCTAAAGTCACACGTTGTGACATAGAAAATATATTTGGATCAGATACAGGAATAATATCTATATCATCACTAAAATCTTCTGCTTTTAAACTTGGTACCGCATTATTTCCAACTTCATAAGGATAAAAAGGTGGAAGAGACTCGGCAAATATTTTAGCTAAAAGTTTAAATTCTATTTTTTGTGCATAATGTAATCTTTTATGAATAGCGGACATGACTCTTGCGCCACGTTCCATTAGTGCCATCGTTGTTCCAACAGGTGCATTAGCCGCAACACTATCACCAATTTTTTGATCAGCTATTGCCGCAAAACGAGTACCCGCTTCAACACAAAAACCTAATAATTGAAATAAAGTAGCACTTGGTTCTTTGTAAGGTAAAGGTAATAATCCTTCACGTAAACTTCCTCCAGGTGCATCTACATCCCTGAATTCTCCCGGTTGGAGTGGGTTGTCATCGTCTTTAACTCGCAACCCTCTAGCTTTAAAACCTGCAGGGAGATTGGACAGTGTACCTGCATCGAGAAGTTGTCTAAGTGCTGCAGTGGCTGTTCTTGATAATCCCCCGAGCATGTGGATAAGACCAAAGCCATAAAAACTAAACCCAGGTAAAAACTTATAGTGTACAAAATACTGTGTTTTTTTCTTTTTAGGATCATCTTCTTTATAATTACGATAAATAGATAAAATTTGTCCTGAACCTTCATCAATGGTAACAATATAAGGAACTTTAATTCCATCTTCACTATCTATTCCTTCTATATTCAAATCTACATGCATTTCCAACAATGAATAATTATCTTGTTGGTAGGATTTTTTTATACCCGCAATTCTATCTTCTTTTTCTTGTAATCCTGTTTCAGTCGTAGAAGCTTGTAAATCTACATCTCGATATAAACCCGCTACCTGTAATTTGCGTATTTCATTTTCTGTACGTTTAATAACATGTGTAACTCTTTCACATGATGGAAAGTCTGTTGTTTGATAAGGAACGTATAAATCATCACTAGGAATAAATTTAGAAACCGCTCTTTCTAAAGCTTCATCATAATAAACTTTTTTAAAAGCTGAACCTGATAAAGGTAAATAAAATAATAAAGAATCTAAATCAGGATCGTACTCTTCCATGTTGTACGTAATCTGATAATTCATAAACTCTTTGACACGCTGTGCTTGTTCTTCTTTTTGAGTGGTAATTTGTCCTAAAATTTGTGTATTAACCGGTCCACCTGCTGGTAATAATTCTTTATATGCTTGCGCTTGAAATTGTGTAATAGCTTCGGATAACATTGGATGGGTCACGGAACTCGCACCAGCAAACGGCATCGTTCTTTCTTGGTATCTGAATCCTAAAAGATCTAATCCTTTTTTATAAGTATCTTCCCATTCTTTTCTTGAAGCTTTATCTTCTTCAAAAGATTCTTTTAAATCATTAGCAATAATACCAAGTTCAGAGTCTTTTAAGACTTCTGCTAAGTTCATATCAAAAGTTGTAGGAATTTCTTCCGTTTGATCTCCAATAATAGCAGAACCATCTTCCATTAATTCTACATTAGGATCTAATCCTTCTTGAACTTGAATGTCCAAGACATTTTGTGCCATCTCTTCTTGAGTGTCTGCAAATCCTGGTGGTGGATTTGGTGTTACACCTAATATTCTTTTATCTACTGCCATTATGCTGCCTCAAATATATCAATTATTTCTGGAGTATACACCATCCCTCCTTTTTTTCTATGAGTTTTATGTGGTAATAGCATTTCTGGTGTAATCTTAATAGCATAAACATCTCCCACACCCTCTACTTTAATAGTTTTAAATTCAGAATTATTTTCTTTAGCTGCTCTTCTTAATGCTTTTTCTATAACAGATGTATAATGTTTTGGCTTGTTAAAATTAGGATTTGTAGCTGCTGTTCCTGATTTGTCTATTGTACTAGAAACAGAATCTGGTCCTCCATAAAACTCTTCGGTACCAATTCCTTTCATATCTTTTGTACGTTCTTCAAAAGGAATATGGGTACCTCCTTTTTGATTGTATCTTTTTATAACCTTGTTGGCAGGAGTTACCGCATACCATGTAGCAGCATCAGGAATTTTATCTTGATATAATAGTTTTGCCGCTTTTGCTAAATCTCTTTTAATTAAGGCTTCTCCCCATTCACTTCTATTTTTAAATGGCACATTGGGATATAATTTTTTCATTGCCCCTTCACTAATTGCTGTTTGTAATTCCATTAACATTTGTTTTTCTTTCGCTGCCGCTTCGTTAGCTTTTATCATTAATTGTTTATCAGGTCTCGTTCCAGCCGCCGCCAATTCTTCAAATACTAGTTTATTTTTAACAAACTCATCCATAAATTGTTGCATCTCTGCTGCTGATTGAAATAAAGGTCTAAACACAGTTTCATTTTCTATATAATATTTTGCTACTTCAGGATTAACATCTCTTAAATTACTATCATATCCAGCTCGAGAGATAGCTGCACGGCGTTCGGCTTCACTTAAATCCATTATCTCACTCAAATTTGTTCTTAATTTTTCTTCAAAACGTTTTGCTTGTTGTAAAATATCCGATTGTATTTCATCCGCAAAAGTTACTATTACTTCTTGACCTTTAGTTGTTGCTTCTATGTTCTGTAGTTTTAATGCATCTTCATCAAGCTTCATTCTAAATTGTAAGATTTGTTGTTCTAAAGCTGGATCAATACTATTAAGTCTTGCCATATTATCATCTTGATTCAACACGTTTCTAACTTCTGCATTTGTTAAATCATCTATCCTATCAATATCTACCATCCCTTCTCGCTCTAATTTTCTAAGAGCCGAAAATTCTAATCCATTTAATTGTCTATTTATTTTTGTTTGATTACGTTTGAGTGTTCTAATCATGGCAGGATCTACTGCTTTTTCAATCCCCTCTGCTGTCTTCTCAACAGGTAAGGTTGCTTTACGGTCCGTGAGCCGCGACCACCCGATCACGTACTTTTCTGTAAAGTCATGAGTTGATCCTGGCAATGCATCTGGGTCTAGTGGAATATCTTTTGGAGAAACATACATTACTTCTTCTCGGTATGTTCCTGGAATATGTCCACTTTCCATATGTGCATTACCATAAAGAGGGTTTTTCTCTCCTCCGTATCGTGCCTCGCCGTAAGTAACATTGTCTATTTTACGAAGAGGAGCTGCTCGAATAATCTCTAGCATATCTTCTTTAACCAACGGTGTTTTATTTTTCTTTGCGGTCTCAATATAATTTAATAATGCATTATCTTCTATTTCTGCTTTAGATACACCTCTAGTATTTAAAAAATCATATAATTGTTCTGGAGTATTAAAAACTGGTGGTGTATTAGGATCCATAAGCCGTGCCTCCACGCCCGAGTAAAATACAGATTCAGCATCTTCTGGTGAATCAATAATAGTTTTTTTATTTTTAACTGCTGTAACTTCTGTTCCCCCCGCAGGAGCATCAATAATATCAATATCTTCTATTTCTGCTTTAACCTCATCTTTCGTTCCAAGTTTATTTTTAATATTATCCATGTTCTTTTTTTCGTTTTTGGTAAATATCTGCAAAAGCATTTTAGCTTTATCAACATTCGCCGCAGCCCACATAGGAACTTTACCAAATAAACCAGCCACTTGTACTTCTTCTAATCCTTGTTTTTTTGCTTCTTCAAAAATATCTAATTCATCCATGCCCATGAATCCTGGTTGATTAATTATTTCTTTTATATCTACATCATCACCTTTCATTCCCGTCATATCAATGGAATCACTAAACTGTCCTTCCTCTCCTGGACTACCTCCAAAAGCTAGAGGCATAGCGTTTCTATCCGAAAATAATTCTAGATCTTCCATTGTTATTTTTTCTCTTTTAGGTTTCTCTATTTCTTTTCCTGTTATTTTTAAATAAATGTTTTGAAGAACAGGAAGAGCGCCAGGACCAAACTTTTCAAAAACTTTTTTAGGTACACCTACACCGCCTATTTCTGCGGGACCTATTAAAGCATAAAAAGTATCTTCTAAACTTTCTTCAGCAATAATATCTTTCATATCCATTCCCGCCTCTAGTTTATCCTGTCTATTTTTGTAAACTCTAGCAGCATCTTTAAATAACCAATTCATTGCTTCAATTCCAGCTCTAGGGATAGATTGAGCTTGAGCTTGAAGTTGTTCTAAAACAGTGCCATCTTTAAATTTTTCATCCAGTTCATCTATTGTTGGAAGGCTGTCTTTAAATTTTTCCATAGATAAAACATCAAATGTTTTTGCTAAAGCTGGGTTCATAAGAGCTGCAGCTTTATCAGCAGTAGAACCAATAAACGAATCAGAATCAAGATAAGGAACCATTTTTTCCTTATACACATCTTGTAGATCTTCTAATTCTACACCAAATATATCCATAGGTCCTGCCATATTAGTATTCTAACACTTCTTCGATAGAAGCGAAACCCCCTTGTTGGTATCCTTCAGGTAAAAAAACACCTTCTTCTTCAAAAGAAACATAAGCAGGTTTCTTTTGAGATATATCATCACTTGATCCTAGATAATTCAACTTTTGTTTCTTTTGCATGGAATTATATAATTGAGTAGGACTTTCATAAGCCTGTCCATATTTCTTAAATTTTTTAGTTTTAGGATCATACAACCTTGTTTCTAACCCAAGCTTTGTCATATCGTGTTTTATATTTTTTATAACACGATCAATTTCTTTTATTCGATTAGAATTTCTAATTCTGAGTGGTGTTAAATAAGATGTTAGTTTTATTTTTTCATCTCTTAACTGCACTAAAGCATTTTCCAAACGAATATGTGCACTATTTCGTGTAGAGTTAGTAAAGAATACAGGATACTTAACCTGATTTAAAAAATTTTCATCACCTATTTCTCTTCTTCGTGTAATCATTAACTCATGACCTGCTCTAATATCAGGAATCTTGTCTTTCCAAATAGAATAAATTCTATTTTTATAATCTTCTTGAAAAGAGGTACCTGTGAATTCTGACAGGCTTTGTTTTTTAGTTTTAGGTACTATTTTAAAATCAGGAATGGAACTTGTTACTTCAGGTAATTCATCTAAATTATTAATATTTATTAATTCAGAAGCTTCTTTTTCTAATGCCATCATAAAATTATTAAAACTTGCCATATCAGTTGGAATAGCAGAGGGGTTATCTTTTTTTATTAAATCTAATTTATTTTTTAAATAACCATCTCTTGCAGCCGAAATAGCATACCGTGTTTTATAATCAATTGATTCATCAGAATAAGGACCTATCTTTTTAGCTTTCATAGCTTCTTCTACAACAGTTTGAGGTTCAGGAGTTTCCATCATTTTTATTAAATTTTTTCTTCGACTTGTTGTGTCCATGTAATCAATATTATCTTTATAAAAAGATCCAAAGAAAGGGTTGTCTAATGTTTCTTGACTAGGACCTGTTTGAACAATTTCATCTGCAAAAATATCTTCTACCTCTGGTTCTTTTTTAGTTAATTGTATATTTAATGGTTTGTTTGTTTCTGTCTCCAACAGTATTCTATCTCGTTGAGCTTTAGCCGCCATCAGATCTTCTGGTGACATTTTTTCTAAGTCACTACCTCTAAAAATAATACCTTTGGATATTAAATCCTCTACGTAATCCTTTACATCACCAAGAGTTTTTACACCTTCGTCAAAATATTTATTAATTATTTTTCCTGTTTCGACCGCTCCTGTAATTCCTTTTCCTATAAAACCCATTAGTAATATTCCCTTGGTTCAATAAACTTAGGCTCATCCTTATAGTCCGATTCTAATTGGATGAAGTTTCCTTGTCTAAAACGCAACAACGCCTGTGTTGTTGAATCAACTAAATCGTCATGTTCACCATAAGGGAAAGCGGCGCATTCTTCAATAACTTCTTCAGCCCACCTATCTTCTGTACACCACACTTGTCCTGCTTCAAATAAAGGAGCTACCGAGTTAACACGAACGTGTTTATCATTGCCCTTACTAGGCGTATAAGTAACTACAGGAATCCCGAGTTGCCGTAGCTCCTGCGTTAAAGGCATACCAGAAGCTTTGGCCTCAATCAAGATTGTTTCGGGTTCCCAGTATTTATATTCATCAAGAGCTATCTCCTTTAATTCAGGAAAATCCCACCTTCCCTTTCTCATCGCTAAAAGTATAAGGTTTGGTGGTTCGTGTTCCACGGGCTTAAAAACACCCCACGTTGTTATGGCACTAAAATCCGCTGTTTCTTTTTTACTAAACGCTGTGTCATAACTTTGAATAACATGTACTAAATCAGGTATATCGACCTTCGGCCATACTTTCCACCATTCTCTTTTAATAATAGAGCCCTCTTCTGATGTTGGTGCTTGTTGCCACTGCGCTTGCCATTTTTGTTCAGATAATGATGCTTTTACTCCTTCTAGTTCTTTTAGATT